GAAAAACAAGAAGTTCATGTACAGTTAAAAGGAGATAATAATAATTTAATGAAAAATATATTAAACAAGGTAGGTAATAACGAAAAACAAGCAATTAATGAAAATAATAATAATAATAATAACAATTCTGACGAGAAATATGATTATGATGATATTGTTTTTAGTGAAAAAACAATTATTGGTAACGAAATTACTGATAGTACACATGAAATTTACAATTTTAATAAAAGTACAGGAATGATGGAAAAAAGAGAATAAATTAAATCCAATAGAGTTGGATACCGACTTAACCAATGACCATGGTCGCTCGTAATCTGATCATTATCGGTAGCTCGTTACTTAAAAATATTTTTTACTTTTTAACGCATGAAAAATGAATCATTTAGGTATTGTACATGAAATAATATTCATCATTATAAAATATAATAATATAATATAATACATTTAATGGATTTGTTGAAAGTTAATTCAGGTTTAAAATATAAACAACCAGCTGAATGTAAAACATTAATAGGTGATTTTAAAATAAAAATAAGTATTCAAAATATTAATAATAATGATGATAATAAATTGATCATATTAAATGCAATACAAGAATATATTAAAATAAATGAATTGAATATTGATGTTGTAGAATATAATATAAATAATAATTTTTTTAAAAATAATGATGAAGCTTTCGATCAAAATAAAAACAAATTTTATAACACAATTACTGATATTGCAATAACAAACAAAAAAAAATTTGTAAAAATTAATAATTATGAACTTATTATTGTGAAAAGTTCAAATCAACAATATTTAATAGCATTTATACCTGAATGTAAAACATTTTCGTTTCTCTTTGATAATTTTGATCCGACAAATATCGAAAAACTTATTAATGATAAAATTACAACATTGCAAAATGAAGAGAAACATATCGCAATAATTGCTACCTTAACAAATTCAAATGCTGATGGGAAAAGAGAAATAAATTTTAATAAAGAAGTACTTGTGGGTTTTGTAGACGATCCTAAAAAATTTAGTAATACAGTAATTTATGATAAATCAGATGATACAAAAATCAAAGATAAATTTGATTCTACTGATTATGTAAGTTGTAAAACATATTTAAGAGATATAGGTAACAAAGTTATACAACAAAATCAGAAGCAAAAATCAAAAGAAGAAATTGCAGCCTTAAAAAAAAATATAGAGGAAAACAAGTTACAATATGAATCCAAAATAGGCAAGTTACAAACTAATATTGACGAGAAAGATGAAAAATATAGACAAGACAAGTTTTCAGCTGATGTAAATGCAATATTAGTTGAAGCAAATAAAGCAAAACAAGAAGCGGAAAAACAGTTTCAACCAGCAGAAGAACAAATTCAGATAGCGACACAACAGATTAGACTAGCGAACGAACAGATTCAAAATGAAGACCCAAATAAATTATTGACAATTATGCAAGATCAAAATGATACTTTTTCAATTGGGTATATATATGATATAAATAAAGCGAGCAAACAGGCGAAAAAAGCTAAAGAAATTGCTGCTATTGCATCACAAAAAATTGAAGGTTTTTTAACGATTTATAAAAACAAGTTAAGTGAAAATCGAGATATCGAGAATTATGAACCTATTAAAACAATAATAACTGAAGTAAACGCTATTCAAGAAAAAATTAAAAAAATTAATGAAGAGGCAGATAAAATAATATTATACATCGATGAAGAGACAAAAGATCAAGATACCATTCTAAAAGCAGTTGCAAAAATAAATGATAATGGTGATAATATTGAAGATTTGTTAAATTTATTAAATGAAAAATATAAAGAAATAAGTAAAATAGAAGATGAAGGAGAAAAAAAAAAATTATTTAATAAAAATATGAATATTGTTAATAATGTAATTAACAAATTAAAAAATGTAAACAATAAAAATACTTTTAAAGACTTAAAATCGAATTATCCAAATTTAAAATTTCTATTTGATATTATAGAAAAACCTAGACCCCAGATTGAACGTATTGTGACAAATGAAATTAATAATCAAAAAGTTAATAATGAAAACCAACTTAATCCTGTATCTAAAGACCAGAATCAGGAGAAATATAATAACAAAAATGGATCTTTTGTAAAAGAAAAAATTAGTGTTATTAATAGTAAAGTTGATAAGGCAACACAAATTAAAAATCTGGAAATTGAAATAAAGGACATGAATAATAAATTCAAAGATCTATCAAGCAGTGAACGAGTAGAAAATCAAATGACGTTTAATAGTAAAATAGCAGAATTAAATAGAAAAATAGCAAAATTAAAAATAGAAAGAAAATCTTTATATAATCGTGGCGGTTCCCGCAAAAAACGAAAGAATCTTTCCAAAAAATACATTCCATCCAACCTAAACAACCGCCATACTCGCAAATCCAAACCATCACACACAAAAACAAGAAAGCGTCATCCTTAAAACTCAATCCACTTATCTCCAAAAAACTCAGTTTCTACTTCTATCATCAGCGGATCGCGGTCTTTCTGAGATATCCAAAATACATATTTTTCCCGTAACATTTCCATCGCCATACAAAATTCAATCCCGATTTGTTCAAAACAAAACGCCTCAGTACATTTCACCACATGATACTTTTCGTTATCCAGTACCACTATTCTATTGTAATACTGTCTCGGGCTTTTTTCTTCGCTATAATGTACCATTCCAATCAGCTGTGTTTCATTCAATATACTAAACGGACTCGATCCTTTCACGTTCCCGAACATCTCGGTATTCGTAGGAATTCGGTGTTCTATTTCGAATCGGTATGTATCGCAAGGTCCATCCACTACTTTACCGATTTCCAGAGGATTCCATTTATAAATAAATCCGTCGCAGCCATCGTTCAGCGGAATCGGGCACCAGTTTTTCTCACACCAGCTATCATAAGGAGAAGTGATTATTTTCGCATTGTTCATAAATACTTCTTGGATTCCCGTTCCGGTTTCGGTTTCGCATGTTTCTACATGGTATTCGCCGATGATGATCCGTATTTTATCCGTCGTACTGTATCCCAGCGTAGATCCAATAAACATAAGTTTTCCGGTTTCGTTCGAAATATACAACCGAATATCTTCGATACCTTCTGAAAATCCACCTGCGCGTTTCACTATCGGCGGTTTAAATCGTTCCGTTGCTTCTAAAAAACACGTCGGATAAAAAGCATCATGGTATTCCGACCCATTATTCAGTAATGAGCACACATTTTTCGTGCGGATTTTATGTTCGTCTTCCGGGTACCAGTAAGATCCGTTGTCGTATATCCAATAGTTTACATACCGGGTATTTAGTATATACTGGTTCTGATACCGTACGATACTGGCCGACATTGGTCGGTAAGGAGACAGATCCGGGTAAATATATTTATAGCGCGCATACTTATCAACCGATTGATGTAGTATATGAAACCCGAATACATGTGGGACTCTTACTAGTGTATCGTTATGGTCGCCTCTGTACCAACTCGGTTTCCATTCTTCAGAAAACATGGCTTCTAGCCACGCCCAATAATTGACTTCCCATGAAAGACAGTAATCGTGTTGTTTCACAAATGTCTCGAAATGCATCTTGTAATACTTATCAAACAACAAAATACTCTTTTTCGATCCGAACAAAAACGCCCCGCAAAACCGCCAATGAATATTGTGTTTGAATTCCCCTCCTCGAACCATCTCTTTTGTTAGATTTCCCCAGCAACCAGGTATATATAACTCATGGCGGTTTTGAAGAAAAATATGTTTACGTCCTTTTGAAACGGTATTACCATACTGTTCTTGTATGTATGATATTGTACGTCGATCGCGAAACAATTCAAAAGCATGGAAATCCATATACGCAAAATAGTCTGTACTGAAAGGATTCGCCACAACGCAATCCGATAAACAAGGGATTTTCAATAACGTATTCCGTATATTTTCAAAGGTATCTTTTTCAAGGTTACGTTTAGTAGGAAGTATGCATTTGTCGAATTCCACCCCAGATGCCCAATCCATGTTCAGGTTCAAAGATTCCATCTGTATATTGGTTATGTTTTTTCCATTCAAATACGATTGAAGATGGTGGAGTACTGCTTTTTCTTGTATGTACAATTTTAGATACACTTTTGTTGCTATCCATTGTGATAAAAGGTGTTCGTTTTTCACGAGATTCGAATCAAAAATGATAGAAACAAACGTAGTAGACATCTTCTAATAGGATTACAAGGTATGGTATATTTATGTGAGTTTATGCTAAAAACATATTTTGGATAGATTTTCTACGGTTCCTAAAAAAAAATATATACATCGATACTATAGTATTATGAGTTCCTCCAAAACTCGAAAATATACTAGTAGTAGTCCAAACAAAGAAAAAACGAGTTGTTATGTAGGAAATAATGTATACATTGCACCTTGTTGTAACACAAAATCAGATGGAAAAGATTGCCATTTCAAAGAATATATCAAGACCAGTGATACCCACATGAAACAAATGCGCGCGGATTATCTGACATACAAAAAACTCGAAAAAGATATCGATCAAATGACGATCAAAAATCCGGAGCAAGACAAATTACTCGACTTAACGAAACTAGCCATGAAAAAGCGTTCTCAATGGCTGAAAAAGTACTATCGAGAAAGTTGTTATTTATGTGACGGTAATTTAAAAAATCATCAAGGCAAAGTAGAGAAAATGAAACAAATATTGAAGAAAAAAGGGGTCGATAGTTTATCTTCAAGTCGAGGATCCAAGAACAGTCGCAAACGCAAATCCGCTCACTCCAAAAGCGATAGTGAAGAAGACGATGGGTTTATTACCGTCAAAGCGTTGAAAAAGAAAACCAAATTCAATGTAACGAAAAAAGTCACGAAGAAAAAATAACTGTTTGAGACAAAATACATAAATACGTTTTATGTATTTTCTTATAACATCATGACCACCTTAGTATCCTCTTATATCAACTGCTATAGAACGCCTTTCGAAAATGCGACTCACAGTTTGAGACTAGCTAGAATGAAACCGTTACTCACTCTGGGTGTGCCATTATGTATTTTTGTTACTCCTGAATGTTTAGAAATTCTGCACCAGTATATTGTGTCTCAATGTCCTCAGTTCGAAACGTACATAAAACTCATTGTACTGAAAACATCGTTTTTTGAATCGTCGTATATGTATATAACTGCATCGGCGCTTCAGCCTAAGAAATTACCTCATTCACGGTTCCTTCCCAAAGATACATTTGACTTCTTGTGTTATTCTCATTGCAAAGTCGAGTTTTTGAAGCAAGTAGCCGATATAAATCCGTTTCGTAGCAACTATTTCGCATGGGTCGATTACGATCTTGTCAATATGTTCAAAGACACTACAGTCAGTCTGCAATTCTTGAAAATGATATCGAATACTTATAGATACAGTACCATTGTGCCGGCAACCGAACACGCTCCTTCCACCAAAGTCAGTATTGAAAATCAGGTATATATTCCTGGTTGTTGGGGTGAAAATGTGAGCAAAGATTACGTAGACAGTATTCATTGGCGATTTTGCGGTTGTTTCATGATCCTACGAATAGAAGCCATTTATCATTTGTGGTCGTTATATGATAAACATTTTCCGCATTTTCTGAAAACCTATGACACGATGGTATGGGATATTAATTTCCTTGCATGGTTAGAGAATAACCAGTATTGGAAACCAATCTGGTACAAAGCGGATCACAATGATAGTATCATCCGAATACCGCCGTATGTATATTCCGATACGTTATCTCTGTTTGCGACCAATACGAGTATATATGATTATCCTAGTCTTGATGTATTTACTCCTTCATCGGCCTCTTTGTGTGAATATTTTACCGATATAGAAAATAATAGTAAAACCAAAATAAGAGTTCTAAATACACGTTATGTAAATTATGAATATCTACCAAGCGGTCATTGTACTATCCATGATCCCAATAGAAACGTGTATACTCAAAATATGTGCTGCTTTTTAGACGAAGAATACCAAGTCATTGCATCAAAAGGATATCATGTGATGAAAGAAAACGAGGATGATATGGGTATTCAAAAAGTCAATGACCACCAAATGTTTCACGGAATCGAAGATATACGCTTGTTTACCAATCCTGTAACAAATAATCTGCATTTTATTGCGACTACCGTGAATTACAGTGAAACCGGACAAAATTGTATGTTATTTGGCGATTATGATACGAGTAAGTTCGCTTTATCGAATTGTATTCGAGTACAAGCTCCTGCTGATTATCGAGGCAGAGAGAAAAATTGGGTGCCGTTTCAATCTGTGAAAGAGCCTAGTCGATTGTTTTTTATCTATAAATGGAGAGAAACGTTTCAGATAGGAGAATGCGTGGAATTTGTAGAACCGTCCAAACCGTCACATAAACTGATCATTACGCATCAATGTAAAATACGCAATCCTATTTTTCAGTATTATGATATAAGAGGATCTTCTAATTTTGTGTATACAAAACACGGATATATTGGCTTAGTACATTTTAGTGTGGATGGAACATTACCGAAGCATTATTGTCATATGTTGGTGTTATTAGATTCAAATACCTATTTGCCTAAGTTTCATTCGAGAATATTTCATTTTTTTGAATGTGGAGTGGAATTCTGTTTGACGATGGCTATTGTAAAAAAAGAATATAGATTCTGGATTAGCCGAAAAGATAAAAATCCGATATGTTTACATATCCCATGTGAGGCTATTTTGTGCCATCAAGTGATGGATATTACTGTTATGTAGATGTTTTATGGATATTTTTCAAACATAGTCATAATTTGGTCTAAGTTCTTATGGTCGTCGTATACAAACCATTTCTTTTTCGTTCTATCCCACATCCCACCTAGATTTTTCATCGCATCTTTGTTTACAAAAGGAACAAGGAAATATTGTTTTGTGCGTTGTCTATGATAAGGACAACTTACTGCACCGATTGCTTGATTGGCGAGTTTATCTGCATTCTCGTTTCCAATGGAATGAATATCTGTTTTACTGGTATGGGCTCGGATATGTATAAATCGAATAGTAGGTTTATCTTGGTACAATTCGTATGCTTTTTTTACTAATTCTTTATTGGGAATATCTTTTTGCCATCCTTGTTTGGAACATTTTTCACCATACGATGAAACGCATTTGATCGAGTATTCGGAATCAGTCATAATGGATACTTTTTTCCCATTCACAATATCGTTTTCTATCCAGTCATAGGTTTCAATGATAGCACTCAATTCCGCTGTATTGTTGGTCCGTTTGGAATAGGAAATAATGGATGGATTAGAATTTTTACCAAAAGAACTCATGGTAGAAAAAGTATTCATGGTTGCTTTTGAAATGGTATATATATAAGGAGACTATTATATCAAAATGAATGAACAAAGAGGATCGCATCACGACATTCAGCACTGTCCATCTCCAACCCTACAAAGGGAGGGGGTAAGGGGGAACCGTAGGTTCCCTCTAAAATATCTCTGTATAAAGTATAATAAAAATGGGTTTCAAAACAAATATGGAAGGGTGGTATGTGTTTAGAGAGGTGGATTATCATAATAATAATTATTACTATCGTTTTTATTTTCATACGCAACCGATGGAACATACGGTTCATACGAAATTTGATCCGAATGAATCGGAATATACCATTCATATCGAAATAGCCGCAAGTGTAGAAACGAATCGTTCTCCGAACAAAAACAAAATAATTATCAATATGGGCTATATGTATGAAGATGAGAGCGAAGATAACTTAATATCCGTGAAGAAACCAAAAATAGGCATTCGCTATTACATGAAAAAATTATTTGGGAGCCATTCTTCGCTAACAGACACAATAGGAAAACTATTAACAGAACCTTTAACAAGAAAAAATGTATCGTTTGAGGTTTATCCAACAACTAACACTAACGGAAACTCACTTTCCAGTACAGAGAAATCCGCCCTAATAAAATCACAAGACAACGCAATAAAGATGTATAATGATAATATTTTGGAAAAATACTTTTCGACTAATCGTAGTGCTTCAACAATAAGAAAGAAATTATCCAAAGAAGGAATGAGAGGAGGTACACGCAGGAAGAACCGTAGAAAAACGGATCGCCATTGAAACCATTGTTCATAATTTTCCTACATCATTTAGGAAAATTATAAGATCTTTTTTCGTTTGGAATAACGAACTGTGTATTATGTACTGTATATAGTGTACTGTGTACTATGTAGTATTGAATCACTTTTAGTAATAGTTCGATTATTCATTTATTTTATTCATTTTATTATTTTATTATTTATTCATTTTATTATTTATTTATTTATTTATGTTTATAGCCAATATAGGGGCTCGCTTCGCTCGCCCGATGTAATCATGATATCATCTACTGTATCTTATAGCAAATAGTATATTTATGTGGTATTATTAAGGGATAATTAATTATCGTCAATCATATAAAGAATATATATATATGTTATATGACTTTTTTTGGAAAATTACATTTACCAAAATTTAATAATTTAAAAAAAAAAGAAGAAGAAGAAGAAAAACGTGCACTAGAAGAAGAAAAACGTGCACAAGAACGTAAAGAAAAAATATTAACATATTTATTAGAACAATCAGTAATAGAAGATATTAAGACTAGAATTAAAGATAAAAATATGGATATTTTCATATGGGATACAAAAATGGAAAATTCTATTAAATTTATAATTAGTTTATATAATAATTCAATCGAAGGCTTTGAACAAAAAAATATATTGCATCTAATGGTGGAACAAATTGCTACATATATAAAGAATAAATTACAACGCACACAACGTGATATGATAGATATAACTAACAATTTCATTCGTAATGTAGTAAATAATTCTAATTCTAGCGACACATCTGATAGACCTCCCGAATTTAATAATTTAATGAACGATGAATTTATTCGAAACTTATATTGTGATAGATATTTTTATGATCTGTTTGATTTATATATAAAGGAAAATGAAGTAAATATAAAAACTAATACCTATAATAATTTGCATATAAATATTCAAGAACATAAAAAAAAACTTGATAATTTTGAAAATAATATTTCAGAAATTATAAAGGTAATTCATGATAAATACATAGAATATTTAAAAGAAAATGAAAATGAAAAATATTTAGAATATTCGAAAAAAAATGAAAATCCACTAGGAGGAAAACGTAAGTCCCATCGTCGTCGCACATCCAAAAAGAACCGTAGAAAATCCAATCGCCGTCGTGGAACTCGCCGTTAAAAAAGAGGGAACCAATGTCATCGATTCCAAAAAATATACCTATACCGGCTCGCGCATGTTTTCCTCCATTATTGGAACATGCACCGTCAGTATACACGTAATAATCTGGAATAAATTCAGGCTGAATAGGTTCTGTTATTTTTTTCACGCTCATTCTAGAATCTCTTTTCATCTGTGTATATGCATGATTTTGTTTTTTCTATCAATTTTTTGCATCATGTAAAAAATTGATCTTTTTTTCACATGTAGAACTGTATATAATATAATAGTTGTAACAACAAGTGATTGATATGAAGAACATTATTCTTATTTTCGACACAGAAACTTCCGGATTCTACCACTGGCGAAAGTCATTAGATGAACAGCCACATATTCTGCAATTCAGTTATATTTTATATGATACTGAGCGCAGAAGAATTGTGAAGAGAGTCAGTAGTTATGTGCGAGTAGATGAAAACATAGTGATTCCAGAAGAAGTGGTGAAAATCAACGGATGTACAAGAGAACTTTGTGATAGCGGTAAACCGATACAGAGTTTATTGACTGAATTTTACTATGATTTTCATCTGGCTGAGTTTATTGTTGCCCATAATTTAGAGTTCGACTCCAATATGATTCAGATTGAATTCAAACGACACTTGAAAGAACTAGAAGATATTTGTCCTCATGGTACAGAGCTGTTTGTTTCTGCTTATTTGAAAAGTGTAAATATTCAACTGATTTGTACTATGAAAGAAACTACTCAGATCGTGAAAGCGATTCACAAAAATCCTAAAATAGAGGACGACAAAAATAAAAACTATAAATGGCCTACCTTAGCAGAGTTGCATAAACACTGCTTTGGATCTGTGCCTGATAATTTACATAATGCCATGATGGATGTATTAGTAACGTTGAGGTGTTTAATGTATTACAAATATCATGTTAGTATGACAGATGAACAATTTGATTGGATGATTTCTAAAGAAATGGGTGGTGGTAAAATAGCTGAGTCGAGTGAGTCGAGTGAGTCGAGTGAATTGAATGAATTGAGTGAGTTGAACGAATTCGGTGAAATGGAATAGGTAAGGTCGTGTACATACAAGAAAAGAGGGCATAAAACAGATAAAAATAATATTCCGTATAAAAAGTCCCTTTTTTATGGTTGGGTTGTCAAGAATCTAATTCAGCAATAGATCCATCGATCCAGATCTATTTCATCATCCTAGATTCTTTTGTAAAAAACGTGTTTAATTCGTATGATTCATAATAAAATCGGGTTTGTCATCCGTACTCATTTTTCATGCACCACCTCGTTGCACCATACGATATTTTTTCGATTTGTTACGTTTTTTAGGATAGGGTGTGGTTTTATATTTTTTATAAGTCTTTTTTTTACAACTGCTGCAATTCAGGATTTTACTAAATAGGTTTTGGAACATAATATTATATAATACCTCTATATAATATTTTTACGCAGAGCACATTTCACACGTTCCTTCTAATGGAGTATGACTATTTGCATTCTGTTTTCGCATTTCCGGTTCGATCGTAAATTGTTGTGCTTGATGTCGTGGCCGTCTCCTCAAATAATAAATACCTGTTTTTAATCCTTTCGACCAACTATAAAAATGCATAGATGTCATCGTCTTATAGTCCGGATCTTCCAACCATAAATTCAAGCTCTGGCTTTGACATATATAGGCTCCTCTGTCCGCAGACATATCAATCAAATCGCGCATGGGTATTTCCCATACTGTTTTATATTTGTTGCGGATTTCGACTGGAATTGTTTCTAAGCTTTGTATACTGCCATTATTCGCCACCATATGGTTCTTCAAGGATTCATTCCACATATCCAACGATAATAATTCGTTCATTAAATACTTATTCACCATGATAAATTCACCAGCAATTGTTCTTCGGGTGTAAATATTACTCGTAATTGGTTCAATGCATTCGTTATATCCTAAAATTTGTGAAGTAGAGGCGGTGGGCATAGGCGCTACCAATAACGAGTTGCGAAGACCTTTTGTTTGGATGTTTTGTTTCAAGTCATTCCAATCGTATCGTGTGTTACCTGGATCTACATTCCACATATCGAATTGTAATATTCCCTTACTGGCAGGAGAACCCTCAAATGTTTCATACGACCCTTCTTCACATGCTAATTCGCAGGATTTTTCCAAAGAAGCATGATAGATGGTTTCGAAAATATCCTTGTTGATTTGTCTGGACTCTGTACACGAAAAAGTTAATCCTAGACGTAAAAATACATCCGCTAATCCTTGCACCCCAATTCCGATCGGACGATGTCTCATATTACTTATTCGCGTCTTCTCTGTAGGATAGTAATTCACATCAATAATTCTATTCAAGTTGCTGGTAACGACTTTTGTGACTTCGTGTAATTTCGTGTAATTAAACACAGGACCGTTGTCCGTTTCTTCTATAAAAGCAGGTAAGGCTATGCTGGCCAAATTACATACTGCGGTTTCTTTATTATCGGAGTATTCTATGATTTCTGTACATTGTGAAGTTCGTATACCATTGAATATACCAGCGTGTTTATCAGGTTCCGTAAAACAATACGTATCATCTTTTCTGGATAATTTTTGCGCATATTTTACACGAATTTCTGGATTCATATAATGACTCGCGATATCAGCCTCACTTATCGTGGTATCTACTACGTAAGGTTGCGATAATACCAGACCGATTTGAATCAATTTCTTTAATTGTACAACAGAGAGTATTAGATTGTATAAAATGTCATTCTTTTTAATGATAGTATTGATACCGCATGTTTGCAACAATAATTTTAAATTTTGTAAAAATACCAACGATTTACACTGAATATAAAGAAACTTTTCTAGTGTTGTATTTAAATCACATACATATGGTTCTAAGAAACCAGCTAACCAGTCTAATTTGCTCTGTAGTTTATAATACAAAGGAACAAACAAATTCGTGGATACAATATCTTCTAAACGTATACTTTTAATACCGGTATCGATACCGAGTTCGATCGCAGTATCTCGGTCCATGGATTCAACACCATCTAGGATCGGCCAAGAATGGCATGTTTCCAAAATATCATTCGCTAATAAATCTTTTGCTTCTTTTGTGACGATGGTATTATTTTCTTGGACGTAGAATTTATGATATGGCGTACAAACTAAACTCATACCGTCGTTGGTAAACACTTCCATAAGATCTTGATCAATACCGGTTTTCACGATTTCTACTTCACGGAATGTTTCTCCATTCCAAATTTTCGTGGTTTTATGTTTCGCGGCTTCTGATTCTGGGTAATTACCAGCCCATAAGCTGTAAATAGGATATTGTCCGTCTTCCGTAAGAATTATAGTTTCAGGTGCTACACATAAATTAGATGATTTTATAGTGCCCAGGTTTTTTTGATTCGATTTTTGATTGCAAGCATCTTTGTACAATAAATACGGTGTTCCAGTTTCCATTTGTGCATCCAGTATTTGCAACCACAAGTCTCTAGCAGGTATGGATTTACGTCCTTTCTGTTCATTTTCGTATTTCTCGTATAATGTCTTAAATTCTTCGCCGTATACATCAGATAGACCTGGACATTCGTATGGACACATCAGAGTCCAATGTTGATTTGTCTTTACGCGTTCCATGAACAAATCGGGTACCCATAAAGCATAAAATAAATCACGGGCTTTTAACTCTTCGTCTCCGTGGTTTTTCCTCATCTGTAAAAACATTTCAATATCGGCATGCCATGGTTCTAAGTATATTGCGAAAGAACCATTGCGTTTACCTCCACCGTTATGAACAAGTCCTGTTTCCAAAAGATAATCGTGTTGTGTTTGCATTTGTAGATCATAGAGAACGCCGCTGTATTGTTTGGTGGTGATGTTTTGAATTCTGGATAATAAATAATTATGATATCGGAAAAATTTGAAAAACTGCTTTTCATTATATTCCATATTCATTAATTCACATATTTCATTTGTTTTTGGAATTCTTAAGCAATAATTCAATTCTTTATTTTCTATTATACCATGATCACTTACATGACTTTGACCAATTCTATCACAAGTATATCCACTCGTTAATATTCCCATTTTCAAACAGATAAATTTCAAAGACTGGATTAAATTCAAAGAAGTACTATCAAACACTAATTCTTCATGATTACATCCATCTGTATCAAGTAATCCTTTTACAATATATTTGGCTTTCTCAACAGGTAAATTCAAAAAACGATGATGAACTCGTTTTGTTTTATTTTCATCATAAAAATCATTGTACCGGAACGGTAAATGTATCGTACGATTCCATCGAATGCGTGTAGTATTTTCGTGAACTGACACTTTATAATCTACTAATTTGTTTTGAAAATATTTCTCTATAAATTCACGAATATGTAATTTATTCATCGTATGAACGGATACATATCCAGTATCATTATTGTTATTCATACACCCATCTCCTAAAATAATACCATACATATAACAGTCATCGTTGGTGATTAAATGATTATCGATAGCGTGCGTCGGAATGGGGTATACTACCATATCATCCGTTGTTAATTCACGGGCATCTATCCATTCTAATTGACATATGTTTTTATCAAGACGATTTTTGATCACTTTGAAATTCAATCCTTTTGGTTGTCCTTGTAAGACATATAATGGGTGCATGGGAGTTATTTGTAGCGGAAATAAAGAATGCATTGTCTCAATCGATAATATTTCTCCTTCATAGGAATGTTCCAATACGTTTTGGATAATTTCCGTTTCACCTAATTGATTGAAAATAGATGTTTCTCCTGTCGTACAATTTTGTATTTCTTTTGGACCATGGGTGGTATAAATCATGGTCTCAGGATGAACACATTGGTCTACATATTTTGCAGTATTATTAAATACTTTTAACATAGGTACTATTCCATTGGATGTGCCGTTTGTTCCATTTATTTGACTACCAGTGGCTCGAATATTATGAATATGCAATCCTATTCCTCCAGCCCATTTCGATATCAATGCACAATCTTTCAAAGTATTAAATATACCATCAATACTATCCTCCTCCATACTCATTAAGTAACAAGAACTCAATTGTGGATATGGAGTACCTGCATTAAACAAGGTTGGAGTAGCATGAGTAAAATACTTTTGAGACATATATTCGTACGTTTCTACTACTTTATCCCAATTCGTTCCATGAATACCTAGCGCTACACGTAACCACATATGTTGTGGTCTCTCAACTACTTTTTTATTGATTTTCATCAAATACGAGCGTTCTAGTGTCTTAAACCCGAAATAATCGATCAAGTAATCACGTGAATAGTCACACAACCCATTTAGTTTCTTGTTTCCTAAAGCAGTAATACTTTGATATAACTCTTTTGAAAGTAAGGGGCGGTTATTACCGTGAATATCTTTGAAATGATACAATTGGGTCATCACTTTGGTAAAGGATGCTTCGGTGTTTTTATGATGATTCGAAACAGTGATGCGCCCAGCAAGGACATTATAATCAGGATGAGTGGATGCCATCGATGCACATTGTTCGGAAGTAAGTTCGTCGATTTGGGTAGTCGAAATTTTATTGTACAATTGGTCAATCACTTTCATCGATAACGCCGTGTAGTTAATTTTAATATTGACTTCGGTACCTACTTTTTTAATTCGCTGCAAGATCTTGTCAAAAGCAACCGGTTCTAGTTTTCCATTGCGTTTAGTAACGTACATATCATCATTGTCAGCCATGCTTTGTTTTATAGTATAAATATTTTTAAGTTGTTTGGAAAGTCATTAATAATAATACAATATTATAAAACTACATAAATAATATTTTCTTATTACTGTATATAGTGTTATGATTTCATGTTTATCTAGATTTTTATTACTGGTATCATCTTTTCATGGTTGTGCGTTTATCATACCACATAGTTCAAGATTTCGTACTACGTTATTTTATAAAAAACATTACCCATTTTCGAGCCAGTATTTTGAACAGTATATGAAACGATTAAATTCTAACAATACACAATTTCAAAATAAAGCGATTTTGGGATTCGATGATGTAATGGATTTGCAAGATAAAGTGACCAAGAATATCACAAAATTAAAAGTCCAAAATTACCGCGCATGGGTATTTCAACAATATCCTGAAATTTTCAACAAAAACGATTCTTTTGATACTGATTACGATGATGACATTTTCCCGTTTAATAATACTCTACCTGGTTATAGAGATGAGGATAATCCGATTAGTCGGGATAAAATGTCCAGGCAACGTAGACATGCTTATCTTCATAAATTCCACAACCCGAAAGAAAAACAAAGCCATGATAAATCAGAGAACTTTCAAGTAGTGAAACAAAGTTCGGTCCGATTCCGCGACATTGGTGGGTATGATACAATTAAACAAGAACTCATGCAATGTGTAGATATGTTACAACATTACGATGAATATAAAAAATATAATATACGTATTCCCAAAGGACTTATTTTAGAAGGACCTCCTGGAAATGGAAAGACTCTTCTGGCAAAAGGGTTCGCAGGTGAATGTAATTGTAGTTTCATTCCTGTCTCGGGAAGTGAATTTCAAGAAAAGTATGTCGGTGTAGGATCAGCTCGAGTAAAAGAGCTATTCGCACTAGCGGAATCCAATAAACCTTGTATTATATTTATTGATGAGATTGATGCGGTCGGTCGAAAGCGTTCTGGTCTGTCTGAATCGTCTTCATCCGAGCGTGATAATACATTGAATCAGTTATTGGTGGAAATGGATGGGTTTAAAAGTACACATGGTATTTTTGTCATTGGTGCTACTAACCGCGCTGATTTATTAGATCCTGCTTTAATTCGTCCTGGTCGTATCGATAAACGAGTATTTATCGCTTTGCCGGATTCGTTTACGAGAGAATCTATTTTGAATATTCATATTCAAGGAAAACCTCATGATGATACTGTACATATTTCCGATTTAGTAGACCTAACTAGTGGTATGTCCGCGAGTCAAATAGAAAATGTATTAAACGAAGCTATGTTATTGGCCATTCGCGAAAAGCGTACTATCTTCACCCAAAAAGACGTAGATATTGTGATGAATCGCATTCTGGTCGGGTGGCAGCCAACTGAACATCATTTTTCGAAAGACATGATTGAAAGAATAACTGTACATGAAATGGGCCACGCTATGGTAGGGTTATTAGCCAAGCAACATTCGAAAATGACCAAAATTGTGATTAATTTATCCTCTCCCAATACGCCAGGGTATACTATGTTTGAAGGTTCTACTACCGCATTGTATACTCGTGAATCGTTGTTTGAACATTTGATGATTTTATTAGCCGGGCGTATAGCAGAAGAAGTATTTTACAATGTGTCTGTTACCACTGGTGCTATCAATGACTTTGAAGAAGCTCTGAAATTAGCAGAAAAAATGGTGATTTATTATGGTATGGGCGAAAAACTGATTTATCCGTCCAATAGTGATAACTCGAAGGAATGTATTGATAAAGAAGTGCAACAAATTATACATGACGCGTACAAAATTTCCTACTTTATAGTGAGTAATTGTAAAGATATTATACACGATTGTTCTGTGAAACTCGTACAAGATCGTATTATTCGTAGAGATGAGTTATTGGATATGATTCATGAAAAGTATCCGCAGGTATTAGAATTGTATACTGGGTAATGGATTGTGACCATTTAGCATGTTGTGTGTACATAATATTTTTGGGGGTATCCTTCAAACCTATTATGATTTCGTATGAATCAATATAATATAATACTATAGTAGAATCCATCATGGTTTTCATCTACACTCTCAAATTACAAGAAGGAAAATACTACATTGGTAAAACGAATAATCCTCATTTTTCTTTAGATACTAGTTTTAACTCCAATATTGCATGGACGAAGATTTACAAACCCATCAAAGTAATAGAATTCATACCAGATAAAGATATCAGCGAATTAGATAAGTATACGATACAATATATGGATAAATACGGGATCGATAATGTTCGTGGAGGTACTTTTATTTCAACCGAATTAGATGCAGCTACTATTGAACGTTTGAAACGTAGAAATAGAGGATCCAACTTTACATGTTTTTTATGTTGATATAAATAGAATTCGTTTAGTATATGTAACCATGATCCACAATCTGCTCGTTCATAAAATAGTCAGTAATCCGTTCTATCATTTAGCCATGAATATTATAATAGTTCCACATGGGGTTACCGATATTGTTCATGCTATCCACACACGTAATGTACGTAATTTAGTAAAATACTACGGGACTGCATTATTAGGAGGTGAAATATGTTATTGGATACACCAAGAGCATATATGGTACAATGTGTTTTTCATATTTTCGGTTTGTCATTTCAAACATGATTTTGACGTTATAGTTCCACATAAATCATTATCATATGGTTTATCGGTTCTGTTATTACTATTATTTTCAAAACAATCTTTGTGGGTATTTTTCGCCTACATGTTATTCGTTCATGTTCCTCATCATTACTGTAATTCTTGGACGTATGTAAAAAATTATACATATATTACTTCCGTATTGGTTTATGTAACTTCCGTTTGGTCGAATTTACTATTAGTAAATTCTCTTTCGAATGAAAATTGGATGGCTGTGTTATCTATTGTGATTGGACATGTTCTGTATGAAGAACGAGTGATCAACTCATAACATTGCCAAATTCATCTAATTTGATCAAACATATGGAGTTTCCGACTAATTTGATGTCTTTGTTATCTGGATTGTCATCCTGTTTGGGTTTGCGTTTTTGAGGACATCTATGCTCAAATCCGTCTACTTTTTCTTTTTCTACGGTTTGCCACGCGGTTGTAATAATAGGTATAAATTGTTTAAACCACACTGGATTCCGTTCGATTAGTACACAAGAAATTTCGTCCAGGTACCAATAAATAGTTTCTGACAGTGCATATGTATTATGTAGGGATATTTGCGTTTGTTTCCATGTTTCTATTTCCTCTGTTTTCACAATATTCAATGGCATATATATAAACTTATTATCTATAACAGGTGCATCAAAAGATGATATTACAGGTATAAAATACAAGATTACCCCTTTGTATGAAACATCGCTCGCTTGAAATGCATCATAGTCTGGAAATTCCTTAAAACGAGTTTCTACAAAATCGCAGTATTGTAGCCCGGTTGTTTCTAATTGAATTTGAACTTGTATCCAATATTCATTAGATGGTATACCTGTTATATCCCGGTTAAATATATTTTTGACTTCTACCATTCTTCCGTATTTCTCCGACTGTATATCATTTACTATCCCATCCGGAGAAGCACCGATGGGGTATCGTTCATGTGGAATACAGCCATAATTCGTAGACACGAAAGTTTGAAACATGTGTTCATATACCATCATGGTCACTGGTTCGTATTTCACACCCCAATTTAGAGATGTATTATAATTCGATATATTTGAGTACGATTCATATTTTTGTGTATCAAATGATTTGCATTTTTCGTATAACAAACTGTTATATTGCGATTCAGTATTCAATAACTTCCATATATTACTTGCACTAAACAATTTACTTCGTATTTCGTACCATTCTACACTTCTTTGTTTTTGAATAGGATATGCATTTATTTTTGACAATTGTGTTTGGATCAGTTCTTTGTGGATAGATAGAGGGGTTTCCAGAGGATATTTCAATTGTCTATGAGGTATTTCCATCACGTAATATAGAAAATTATCCAATATCTTCTGAATGATGGTTTCAATATATACAGTATCATCTTCATCACACCATTCTTGTTCTATACCTTGTTTGACAAAATAGTCCGTGCACTCTTGTACAATTTCATCTTTAAAATTATATTTGAAATAGTACAACATCTTTTCTTCGATGGTTTCGTATACTATTTCTGTCATTTCTTCATATATATCGTCGTACTCATCGTCTGTTAATTGTATCATCTTAATAAATAGTATAAATAAGTATTTATATTATTTATACATCTTCAGAAATATTTTCATCAGTTTTTTGGTTTTTTAGTGTAGTGCGTTTTGGAGTTAAAGAACTTAAAGTAGAAACACGCTTAGTATCGATACGTAATGTAAATAAATTGGTGTGTTTATTAAAGGCTAATCCAGGAATTTCAGTGATTTCTTGTTTGACTTTGTTGTACACAATATCTTTCGCTTTTTGAAGTTTCTTCTTTTCCAAAGACTCTTTTAAAAACTGTTTCAAGGATCGTATTTCTTTGGTAGACAAACTGTGATGGATCCCATATTTCTCCGCAAATGAATGTAGGACTTGTAATTTAGTTGTTTTATGTAGTTTATTCCAAGATTCCGATTTATGATGTATATTCTCGTTTTCTAGAATAGAATCGATATCAATATTAGTACTTTCGGTGATGTTCATTATATACTAATATGAATAAATCCTTTTATTTAGTTTTGAATAAACATAAAACTATTTGTATTGTTATAGTATAAGTATGTTTGAGTATATTTCCTGGCTTATTAGTACATTTCATCTGATAGGAATGTTTATGATTGATACTCGGAATAAGTGTTCTTTTTTCCCAGGATCTTTGTCTTACTCACGTGTCATTCATGGTAATATACTGAAAAACAAAAAAGAAGATGATATGGAGTTGTATTACGATACCATTAAACAATGGGCGCTTTCCAAAATCACGAAAACTACTATTTCTCATCACTGGTGGTATGATAAACTACCAGATAACATCCAGTCTATGTTTGAAAAAATATCCAATAGTTCGAATATATATTCTATGTTTTCGGAAGTATTTGATCCTTTTTATTATACCATCGAACCCATTTACGAAATGAATGAGATTTATGTCACTGGTCAAGAACGCAAGGACGAATCTATACAATCCGATCGAGTATTTTTCATTTCTCATATAGACGGTCCTTTTATGTGGGTTCCATTTGTATCTGTGTACAGATGTTTGATTGGAATCAATGAAAACGAAAAAATCACCACTCATTTTCCAGTACTGAATACATGCTATAAAGTCAACAAAGGCGATGCATTGGCATTTGATTTTAATCGCGAAGTTCATTATATTTCCGAAAAAAATGTACCAGATAGTGAACCACGAGTAACGTTAAAAGCACATTATTGTATATACCCGAAATATTTAAAATGGTTAGGTAATTTCATGTATGTTTGTAACTCGGTCTATGATAATATATTCCGAAATTTGTTCTTGAAAACCATCGAACCAGAAAATATCCTGGATAGAATCAATGGATTTATAGTAGTGTATTCTACTCATTTGTTTATGATGATTGAGACATGGATAGGATATAGGAATATTTATTATATTGTATATATAACCTATTGGTACAGTATTGATCCAAACAAGAGTAGTTTTTATCTGTATTTTCCTTGTTTCTACAAACATGTTTCACTGGTATTGTTTTATCATGAACAGCATATGATAGAACAAACATCCAATATACGGGATATGATAATTTTTCTACTAGCGGGATTTTTTTCTTTGTATTATTATAATATACAGTAGTATGGAAACTTCCAATTATATCAAAATTATCACATTGCAACCGTCTGTACCGAAAGAGCCTAAAAAAGTATATACCGAAAAAATGAAAAAAGAACGGGTAGTAACACAATCGAAACCATGGTTGAATTTTATGAATGATAGTGATTTTGATCCAATCCATCAATATCATGTTTTGGTCAGTTTGGATGATAATCATACAGATGAGAATATACAGAAAAAAAAGGCATTCTTGACCAGTCAAATTCAAGATAAACTCAAAGGATATAAAGCACAAGATATCCAAAAACGGATTTTCGACCAAGAAGAATTCATTGATTTTCCATTTGTACTGGAAAAACTCAAAGAGTCAAAATTACATTGTTATTACTGTCAAGAGCATATGTTGGTTTGGTACAAACAGTCTCGATATCCAAAACAATGGTCTTTAGAAAGAATCGACAATACTATGGGTCACAATAAAAATAATGTTGAAATTTCTTGTTTATCTTGTAATATTAGTAGACGCTGTATGTATCATGATCGATTCCGATTTACCAAGCAATTACAACTGATTAAATCCAATCATTAACACCCCCTATATCTGCTCTATCCCATAATAATATTCTATTTTCAATCAATTCGATCCTTTCTTTTGGCAACATGAGTCCTAAAAAAATGTTAATTTGTGTCGTAACATCTTTTTGTTCTAAAGATAAAATGTAATTGTTTACTTGATTATTCGTGTGTAATAAAATATTTCGTTTGTATATTGTATAAAATTTATCTACAAAACCATACATCGTGGCAACATCATTGTTTACATAAATATATATATCATTCAATAACCAATTTTTATCTTCTGGTTCTAATTCGGATCCCGACAAAATCCAATATTTATAATATAACATATTCAATATGTGTTTGATTTGTACATAACTCTTGATATCTTCTAATAATGCCTTACTTTGTACATTGTATGTATATGGTATAATATGAAATAATATAATTTCTAGTGGTAACTTATCCATAAGTGCTTGCTTCATGATGAAATTCTATTGATATTTATCCAGACAAAATCTTTCTATATAGATTCTATTCATACAATCAATACTTTCGCCGTTTCTACAGTCACGGTTCCAGCTATATTTGTTTTGTGTACATATTTAACTGGTGTATATTGAATGCTCACTCTTTTTTCGGATTTCAATTTATTGGTATTTTGTTTACATAATTGTGCACCTGCTTTTATGATTGTCGTCATTTGTTTTTTGTTCAGGTCTTTGGGTACTCGTGCAATAACATGACATGACGAAGACTCGTCTGCATGAAACCATATATCATCTATGTCTGCAAGATCTAGTATTTTGAAGTTTTCACTCGCATTCGTACCAATCTTATATTCGATTGGTTCGCATATATTTTCGAATTTATGGGTAATAGTTCTCATGGTACAGTAGTTTTATGGTTGATATCATAATCAAAATCATAATCAATTTTATGAAAAATAGTATATAGAAACATTTTTGCATCAACTATCATGTCGATAATAAGTCAAGAAATAGAAGACAAATTAAATAGTTTTCATAAAACCAATAGAATACCGCATATTATTTTTCACGGAGATTCCGGCTCAGGTAAAAAAACCATCGTATTCAATTTTATTAAAAAAATATACCATTATAATGAAGCCAATATTAAAAATAATGTCATGTTTGTTAATTGTGCGCATGGAAAAGGCATTAAATTTATTCGTGAAGAATTGAAATTCTTCGCCAAAACAAACGTACATTTTCAAAATGGGGTCTTTTTTAAAATTGTAGTGCTTATTAATGCTGATTATCTTACTGTAGATGCTCAATCCGCCCTGCGAAGATGTATTGAACAATTTAGTCACAGTACTCGTTTTTTCATTGTCATTGAAAATAAAAATAAATTATTAACCCCTATTATTTCCCGATTTTGTGAAATTTACATCCCGTTAGTACAAAACGAGAACTTGCATAAAAAAAAAGTGCAACAAAATTACACTTTTTCAGAACATTTTCGAACTTATAATCATGATTTAATTTCACAATACATGAATAAATATACCCATGTGGATCACGTATTATTATTACAAATAGTAGATGAATTATATAACCACGGTGTTCATAGTATAGATTTCATAGATTGGATTAAAAATAGTTCGACTTTATCTGAACTTGAAAAATCTACTATTAGTATGTACTACTCCAAAGTTCGACTTGAGTACAGATGTGAAAAATTACTATTAATGTGTTTGTTTGATGTGTATTTTTTCAATAAAGATATTCATTTAAAAACTTTATCTTTCATGTAAATAATCACTTAAAGACTTTATACTTAAAGACTTATTATTATGGATGATTTTGTGATATCCAATTTACATGAATCTAGAAACGAATGGTGCGGAAGATTGGTTACTATTTTTACACCTTTAGTTATAGAAGGAATTAAATCGATTTTTAATGAGTCTTGGAAAATGTGCGCGGAAACCAACGAATTATCAAAATATTTAATGACGTTTCAAAATTTATTAGCACGTGTTCCAAAATGGAATTCTGTTATCCTGGAGGAGGAAAAAAAACGTATCATTGAACGCAGCGGATGTACTTATTTGGAAGATCTGATCACGTGTGTGCATATTATTCAACTCAAAGTGCTTACGTGTATACGAGTGGGTAATAAACAAAAGAAAATCGATATTTCTATTCCGAAATTGGATCATTTTATTCATCGTGTTTATATTCATGTCGCTCGTAAAATGTACTGTAATGTGTATTTATTTGAACGCAATATAACTGATCTTCAAATTCAGAAAAATAATCGTGAAATGGAAATCATGATTCAAGAATGTATCTTGACTACGATTCGAGAGTCTATTCCAACAGAAGCTATTATTCGTGCTTATTTAGATGAAAACGTAGAAGAAGAACAAGAAGAAATTATCGAGCCGATTCTTGAAAAAGAAGAAGTAACCAAGAAACCAGAAGAATTGGTGGTTAATCAAACTCCAGTTGACAATAAACCATCTGAAGAAGCCGTCGATATACCTCCAGTATTATCCGTGAAAAATATCGATGACGAAAAAGTTGTCACCAAATTAAGTTTTAGTGATGTTGATAGTGTTTCCGATGGCACATCCATTGAAGCCCCCAAAACAATAGATCGTTTAGAAGAAATTAGTGCTACCCGAAATTTGCAACGTCAATTAGAAGACGATGATGATGATGATGATAGTAATCAACGAATCAAAATACATATGGATGATGATGTAAAGTTAACGGATATATTTGAATTGGATAAATCGGATGAATTGTCATTAGATGGTGTAGAAGAATTATAATTCGTTAAAAAAGTAAATCTTTTTGCACAAAATTATATATAATGGAAAAAGTCATTCTATTTGCTACTTTAGTAACCATTCTGTTTGGATTGTTTAAATTTGTTGAAATGAAATATATTGACGAAGAAATGAAACCCATGAAATTAGTCATACGAGATGTTGTCATTGTATTTGGGTCCGCTATTTTAGGTGGATATGCTTTTATTTTGAATAGCACTTACATAGACGAATTATTTTCTGTAGTCACCAATACTAACATTTTAAACGCTGATTCAACGCAAATTTTTACTGGCAACCCAGACTTCTAATATTATATATTACGTTATATATACTTTGTTTTTCTATAACGTAATAATAATGTACTCTTTCAGTTGGGCTAGCATTTGGTTACTTTCCATATGTACCTGTTACGCATGCCCAGTATATATTGTACTAAAACAACAAGAAACCAATTTGACAGTTAGCAGTATTTTGAAAGATAGTGCCATTATTTTCATCTGTATGACAGCCATGGGTCTGTGTACTTTATGTTATGAATGGATTAGGTATGAATGGTGCTCGCTTTTTATTGTCTCTTTATTGTATGGTATTTATGGCTTATTAATCTTTGATGAATCCTATGAAGAGAATTATTTTTATGGAGCGATCGCTTTTGCATCCATATATATTTTTACCATCATGCAACGAATGAATTGGTTTATATTTGTCATGATTACCTTACAAACGATGTTATTAGGAATGATTTTATCCGAACCTACTATTATTTTGTACGAGATATTCTATATTTTTCTTTTTGCAGTCACTTATTTTTATTTGCATTTTTATTCGTAAAATATTTTATTTCTATATTGTATAAATTATGAGTTTAGAAGAATCGAGTCCTGAACCCCCTGTTGATGTTTCTACTATTGATACATCCGTTGTAGCTGATCCTACTTCCGTTTTAGAGCCTGCTCCTGTAGTACCAGCTGCGGCACCTGTTGTATCAAAAAAAGATATGCTTTTATTAGATATCATTACACAGGAATATTTGGTCAAGAAGAATTTCAAAGTACCTAAGAAACTGTTTAATATGTTCAATGTATTAGTACAAAAAGATAAAACTTGTCTTTTGAACATTGATAATTTATTCAAACAAATTCTAGAAGATAAAAAGGTCAACACAAAGGATATTCCACAAATAATACTTGTTATTCAGGAACTTTACAAGTTCTTCAAATCGGTTTATTTTACCAAAATTGACCCCGCTGATTGTGGAACAGTACTTCAATTGATTTTATTTTTATTAGCGTCCTATCGTTTAGATGAAGACCCGGATAAAGAGGCTGTTAGTGGCGATATTTTGAAAATCATGGATACTATTATTAACTCTTGTATTGAATTGATTGTTTTGAAAGATAAAGTACCAACTTCTTTATTGAGGAAGTTATTTGTTTGCTTTTAGTAGCTAAATAACACTATAATAATAATCGTTTATTATATTTTTATTTTTTATGTATCTACTCATTTTAGCAGCACACATATTTTCGGATTCTGCTGCTTTCGCAATTGTATCCCATGTGGCCAACAATATATCTGAGATTTACAGTTTATAATGACTCTGTGTTTTCACTTTTTTTTTCACCGGGGTTTTTGCTTATTACGATCTCGCTTATCCAAAATGATAAGCGAGATTTACAGTTTATAATGACTCTGTGTTTCTATTTTATTTTACAACTTAGTTTTTTTAACACTTATTTGCGCGCCTGGTTTCTTTTTACGTGCATTATTTGGGTCATATGCTTCATCTTCATCATCGGAACCCATTCCTTTTGATATTTCCCAAAACTCTTTCGATCCGAGTCTGAAATCAGGTCTATTTTCAGCCTTATACCAAAATATTTGATCTTGTAGTTTATTCGATTTCGCATTGTTGTTTATCACCAAGCATTCATAGTTTTCAGTGGTCTGATCCATCACGGAACAAAACGATTCTAGTGTAGGAAACATACTGGCATAGTTCTCCCATATTCGTTTACGATTTGTCGCATAGTTTTCTCTTAAAATAAAAACGTAATCAATATTGGTACGAAGCGTGGGCGGAATGCCTAAGGGATATTGCATTGTGATGATTAACATGACCTTCCAGTGTCTCCCATTCATGAACAATAAACGCATAAGTTTGTCACGTGACCAGCTGTTATCGTATAAACAATCATCTAATATTACAAAAGTCCGTGGGTCAATCGACGATCTTTTATATAATTCGTATTCTTTCTTGATCTGCTTCAGTACCGTTTTTTGTCTCCTTAAGATATTTTCTATTAATGCAGAACTATACTCTTCATGAATAAACAGTTTAGGAACATGCGCTGCATAAAAGCCGTTACCTGCTTCTGTACCCGAAATTACCGTTCCAATCGGTATATCTTGATGATGAAACAACAGATCTCTTACTAAATATGTTTTACCGGTATCTCTTCTTCCAATTAACACAATAACCGGTCCTTTGTTTTCATTCGGTTTAAACGTGATCGTCCGCATATCGAATCTTTTTAATTCTAAAGTCATATTTTCTATTAAAGTAGATTAAAAAATATACATTTAGACGTTTCCGTATCTATTCGTTCATTCATAGAAAATCTAATATTCGGTGAAATCATAAATATGTTTCAATTAAACTATCAGAAAGGTCGTATTATTGATTGGTCCAAACTTCAACAACCACATGACACACAATATAACCCTTTTGATTTATCTTCTGTACAATGCTATAATCCAATCTATGAGAAGTTCTTCCATATGACAGAAGAAAATCACAATAAAATCAGTTTTGAAACGGTTCACGAATTCATCAATACGGAAACGATTATTTCTTCTGGAAAAAAAAAGAATCACGAAAGTCATATTAAATTCGCTCCTCTTCTAGATCCTATTCATTATTTGATTGGCAAGTATGAAGACGAAAAAACGAAATTGAATATATTACCTTCCTTGAATAATACAGAATGTATCAGTAAAATATCCTGTTATAATAATACTGCCTATGTGGATTGTTTTTTTAATTTCTTATGTTCAAAGATGCTGAATCACCATAAATTCCCAAACGCTATAGATTATTACGGATCTTATTTGGCTATCCAAAAAGAGTTTAAATTCAATGCTTCCGATGATCTTTCTTACTTAGAGGATTCTGATTTTTTCAACGATCATAAAAATAAGCTCTATCGTATTGAAAGTGATTATGGTTCCATGGCCATCGATAAAAATACATGCAACAAAAGGAAGAAAATTATCGTCGAAGAAGAAATTATTGCAGATTCTATAGAATGTGACTGTATCGAATCAAGTACACCAGTACATGAAGGAGATGACTTAGAATTAATGTATGCTATTGAGGATAATCCTTCCGTTGAATCAGAGGACTATGAAACAGATAGTTCCAATGACAGTGAATTAAGTAACAGTTCCGACGATTCGGATAGTGGTAACGGTACTGATAACCACGACGACGATACTAGTGGTTCGAAGTCATATTCTGTATCCGATTCTAGTTCTATTACTTCAGATGATCATGAAGAAAATACAACCGTTTTTATTTATGATTTTCCAGTACAACTTATATGCATGGAAAAATGCAATGGAACCTTAGATAGTTTACTTGAACGTAATGAAATCGACGAAGCTGGTATAGAAAGTGCTCTTACTCAAGTTGTATTTTCATTATTAGTTTTTCAAAAATGTTTCTCATTCACACATAATGATCTTCATACTAATAATATTGCCTATATTGACACGGATATTGAGTATATTCTATATGAAGTAAATAAAAAAAAATACTATGTCCCGACATATGGTCGCATATTTAAAATTATTGATTTTGGGCGTTCTATTTTTAAATTCCAAGAAACGATTTTTTGCAGTGATAGTTTCGCAGATGGTGGTGATGCTCATAGTCAATACAATTTCCCTCCTTTCATGAATGAACGAAAACCATTATTAGAACCCAATACTAGTTTTGATTTATGCAGACTAGGTTGTTCCTTGTACGATTTTATGATCGACGATGATCACTATAAAAATGATTCTATATTGGTTGAAACCATTCGTAGATGGTGCACCGATGATTCAGGCAAAAATATTTTGTACAAAAAATCAGGAGAAGAAAGATATCCTAACTTCAAGTTATATAAAATGATTTCTAGAATTGTTCATAAACATACTCCTCAAAATGAAATTACAGAATCTATGGTTCAACAATACAAACAAAAACCCAAAGGTAAGTATAAAACAATTGAATTTAACGTTGATTCTCTTTTGAAATATTATGTATAATTATGTGTGCAAATTATTTACATATTTTTTTACAAATAATTTGTTACTGTCCGCCATTTAATACCATCAATTCCACTTCTTGTTTTAATTGCTTTCTCAAACATTTATCGTCGTTTTCATATTTGGTACGGAAAGCATCAAAACGCTCTTGTTTCTGTTGTGTCAGCATCGATCGCGTCTCTGGATATTTTTCTTCCAATAAATTATATCCGTTATGTACCATAGTTTCTATCGCGTCTTTTCGATCCACTGTTTTCCATTTCTGATTATTTCCCATTACCGTTGCATACGGTAGTTTTTTGTTGGTTATTTTTATATTATGATTCTCAGGATGATCCGGATGGAAATGAATCTTTTCAATCAACGCTGGAATAGATTTATACACTCTTTCGATACATTTGCTGATTGTTTTGTCATCTAAATAATCGATATTTTCATTACCGAATGCATTGATTTGAATAGTAATATGATTATTTTGAGTTTCAATATTTTGTGTGTTATTAGTTGTACTATGATTTGAAGCATGTTTTTCGAGAAGCATATTAATTTGGGATCGTAATTCATTTCGTTCTTTTTCATGTCTTTCTCTTTCTTCTTGATTTTTTTTGCGTTCGTCTTCTATTGTATTTTGTTGGTCCGATAACTGTTTTTTGATTATTTCTAATTCGTTTCCATTGTTGGTTATTACTTGATCCGATGATATATATGGTTCGCATTTTAATTTGTGCTTGGAAAGTCCTGAAGCAAAAACAAACGACTTATTGCAAGAAAAACATACATGTTTTGTTGTCTCTATTGTTGGAGAACAAATTAATAATTCTTGCTTTAATATATGTCTTTTTGAAGTCAAATGTCTCTTGTAATGCTGTTTCCTCATAAATCCACATTTACAAGTTTCGCATATTGTACTCATAATGATTGTATATATATTTAACTATTTATTATACTTTTGGAAAATCAGTTATCCATTTGGGTAAAGTTGTTATCCCTTTGGGTAGTTTTT